GGAAGTACCCGTGCGGTGGCAGCAATACTGTCATCGCCTTCAATTTTACGGTTAGCCGCACCAGCGGTAATCGTATCAGTTTGCCATTCAAAGAAAGTATTATCTACATTCTGCTTAGAACAGGCCGACATGAAGGGGGTATCCATAGGAGCGATATTGTAAATTACGTCTGACAATTGTTCGCGGATCGCAACTGACGAAAAAGTCAGTGACGTATTTGTAGCAATTGCCATTTGTTATTCTCCTTATTAGGAATTAAATAAATCTTCCAGCAAAGAGGCTGCGTCATCGACGTGACCAGTTTGCCGTAAGCGTTTCATTTTTGCAGTACCTTTTGCTTTTTTACTTTCAGACTTACTATTTCCTTTTCCACTTCGCACAACCTTTGGCTTGTTCTTGATCTTCTTCGCCTTCAAACCTTGAGCGCGTCTCTGATCGTCTTCCCAAGCCTTTGCTTGCATCAGGATAAGGATGGAGCGATGGTCGAAGAGCATCTTTAGCTCCTCTTCCTGGAACCCCTTAGTAAAAGCAAACTCCCTCAGTTCTTTAGCAATAGCTTTTTGCTTCTCAGGTTGTCCCCAATCTGGTATAATACTTACCAGTTTTTTGTGTTCACCTTGTGCCCACTGAGCGAATTGCTGCTGTTCCGCAGCAGCTTGGTTATTACTTTCCTCTTGATAAGTCTGTTTTAGTCTTTCAACATTAGCTTGGGCTTCACGATATTCATCACGTTTGGTAAGGTATTCTTCCTTATCTTCGGTCTTCAATCGTTCCCAGTCAATGTTTTCATATTCCTGTAGCGACGAGAGATTTAACTGTACTGCGTTCGCTATGGAATTTATGTACTGCGTTCGAGCCTCCTGAGTCGCTGCAACTTCTGCCTGGTAGAACTGCGCTGCCTGATCCAGTTGCTGGCGGTATTGACTTAGCTCTTGTGTTTTCTTTGTATAATCCGCTTGACGAGAATATCCCTTTACGAGTTCTTCGGCAGTAACCTGGTGATCTTCTCCATTTATCCTTACGGTATAGAGTTCAGGTGTGTCGTCCTCCTCTTCAGGTACTTCTTCCTCATCGGATTCTTCTGAAACGTCTTCCTCTTCAGATTCTTCCTCTTCAGATTCAGCTTCTTCAGTTTCCTCTTCTAATGATTCGTCTTGAGTTTCCTCAGTAGACTCTTCCTCTTCAGTAGGTGCGGCTTCCTCGGTTTCTGGTTTCTCCTTTCCAGGTTCCAATAAACTGAGTAATGCCTCATGTGCTTCTTCTACACTTCCTTCTTGCGGGGCTGGTTGCTTATCCGCCATAATTAAATCCTCTTTCAGATGAATGGTTGTTGCTGTGACATAACCTTATTCATGTGTCCAGTTTCTACTATGGACGTTATATGTCCATAAAGTTTGTCAAGCAGTCGCATCGCAAGCCAGATTGATTCCCTGGCTTCCAATTCTGAAGAACCACTGGCATTCCAGCGGTCCATTAAATCTTTTCTTAGTACGTCAAATGCTTCATTGAACAACTCATTTTGTAAAAGGCTTTTCGCCCTTTCTTCCCTATGATCGTCGATCATGTTGCTCCTATAGCTACGGCTCTCTTCTGCTCACGCTCTAATTGTAGCTCTGCCATCTTTAGCTGTGCATCTACGGCAGATTCTTGAGCATCCTGTTGCAGCTTCTGAGCCTTGAGTTGCAATTCTCCAGACTTAATCTCTAGCTCTTTCTGTTTAATCTGCACTTCCATTTGCTGCATCTGTTCTTGCGGCGATGGACCTTGTTGCTGTGGTGCATTTGCTGGATTAGTTAGAAAATCATCAACATTCTGGAATCCCATTGCTTTAACAAGTGATGCTCCAAGGTTATACATATTCTGTTCATTAACAATACTAAGTCCACCCTTCATTGCTTCTCCTGCAAACTGAAGCATCCTGGAAAGGTGCATCATTTGTTGGTCCTTGTTACCACTGCCCAAGGCAACAGATACGGTACAATCATACTTGTCGTTCCACGCATCTGGACGTACTGGTATCCACTCATTTCTTAGATTGATTACTCTTTGATGATCTTGATTCTTCATTAGAAGTTCATAGATCGTTCTCATTAAATCTTTCACGCCAGTCTCTGCAAAGTTCCTAGCAATGAGTTCTACGCGACTCTGCGCTGCTGACATGACAGCATTAACAGCAGTAGCCGTGGTATGTGATGTAAGGGCATTCTCGTTCATACCCTGTGACATCTTAGATACACCAGCCCTGGATTCTCTTACTCCATCTAGGTATTCAAGCATTTGGAATGAGTATGGTTCAAGTGCAGGGGTGGTCAGTGGCATGACAGCATTAGGAGATTTAACCCTGACTACACCGCCTGGTCTTTGCGTGAGCAAATCATCCAAATTCGCTTGCCCCTCTAGGACTGCGTACCTGCCAAAGTTCATGTTGTACATATTGTCCATGAGATTTCGCATCAAGGTGCTCTTCATCAACTGCAAGTCCATAACCAAGTCTGCCATTGACAGACCAAAGAACTTGTGCGGAATCTTTACTGGAGTAATCGAAACAAATGGGATAGAATCTATCTCGTCATTCTGAAGAACATAACTTCCTACAGTACATACCTTCCTGAGTTCTGTAATACCATCCCCATTAAAATCTGTTTTAAGAAAAGACTCATGCAGCCAGTACATCCTTAAAGCCTCTTCTGATTCTGACTCACCTAGATTAAAATTATAGCTATCATCAAACTCAAATCTTGAATCTCTTTCCCCAGTGTAGGTAGAGTCTTCATCGTTTCCTAAATCTTCTGGACCAAGATTATGCTCTGGATACATCTCCCTCAGTTCAGATAAAGTCTTCCTTACCCTGTGACAGACAAACCTGGCGTTCTGTATTTCCTTTGCATCCCTTGAGATCAGGAACTCAGAAGGCGGAACATTCTCTATCTTTACCCTTCCAGTTTCTCTGCGTCTTGATATAACTACATCATTATATGTCTCTATATCTTCTGCGTATGGAGTATGTTCAATAACTTCTATATCTGGATTGCTAACAAGAACTTGAAGCTCCATATCATCGAGATGAGTATACTCTTCTCTTTGTGACTCTTCATAATCATCCCACCATACCTTGACTATTCCATTCTTACTTAGCAGGGCATCAGTGAACCATGAGTACAGAATTTCCCAACCAGGATTATCCTTAGTAAAAACATAGTTCACATAATCCGTGGCTTGTTCAGCCATCTTTACATCTTCAGGACCATGAGGATTAAACTTGACCATCTCATCACCAGAAGCAAACACCCTCATTAGAGAAGGTTTGATCCACTCGATTGTATCCTGAACAGTAGAGTCTACGAACTGGCTACGCCCTTCCACCTCATTCCCAAAGGGCTGACCATAGTAATACTCCATCGCTCTCTCACGATGTTCTGAAATCTTATCACCATAGCCAAGAGCATCAGTAACTTCTGTCTGTATTCTTGCTACCAGTTCTTCTTCAGTAATCTTTGCCATTAAATAATTCCGTAGTTCCTATATTCAACATCTTGTGTCCATGCTGGGTCTTTTCCCGCAACTGCATATCTTTGCGATTGAAAAGCATACCTTGTTGCTGACATTAGATCGTCCCTAAGAGGAACCACCTTATTATCCTTCCTATGATACATCCTGAACTCCTCAAACCAATCAGAAAGTGTTGAAAATACCTTGAATTTACCACCCTCTATGGCCTGTAACATAGCCATTAAGCCCTCTTCTATTGAATTAGAACCCTTATTATTACCTAAAGCAGGTGGATTAGTGAAGTGTTCTAGTAAAAAGTTACATCCTAAGTTCCTATATTGGTCTGCCAGACCTGGATTACCCATAGAATCACGCCTATTTCCATCATGTGGGTAGGCTATAGGGATGAAATGTGGCCTTGACCTGATTACCGCAGAGTGGACAGAGGGACTGGCTTTTGATGCCCTATAACAGTCATATATGTAGAATATCTCTTCCTCAGTATTCAAAGCACACCATACAACAGCAGTAGGATGGTCCCATCCAAAGTCTATTGCTGCTATTCTAGGCCAATGATCCTCTATATTCAGTGGATCTACCATTATTTTCTCTTCCCCAAAGGGGAATATCAGTCCAGAACCGATAGAAGGTCTACCATTCTTTCTCATTTCCCTCTCATGTGGGCTATATGAGGAGAGAATCTGCTCCATTACAGTTTCATTTAGGTGACCTTTCTCCCCATTCATAGAGGAAATCTTCTCAGATGCGTCATCCCATGTCGCATTTGTAAGGGATTGTCCTGATTGAAGGTTATTCAGGAAGGAAGCAACTGTCTCTGTCATCCCTGCTTCCGGTGTAAAGGTCATATAAACCATACCTTTACGGTCTAATGTTCGAGTAACTGCTTGACTATAGATTTCTCTTGATGGTTCCTCGTCCAACCATATGCAATCTACACTCCTACCCTGCCATTTCTCTACACCCATCTCGTAGGCTTTGAAGAATAAAGAAGAGTTCCCACCGCTAACATGACGAATGAGAGCCACACTCTTCGCGTTAGGTACTCCAGGTTTTCTCTCGGTCTTTATTATTAGGTTTTTCGGTATAGTACCGGAACCGAAAGCCTCTGGATCATCGGGGGAACCCAATAGCTCAAACTGTACAATGTCCCTTGTCGTTTCATTTGAGACACCACCAGCCCAGGCTATGATAGGTTGCCTGAATACTCGCCCTTCCCACCAGTCTGGATACAATCCAGTAAGGTGATAACTCAGCTCCATGCTACCGCAGAAACTCTTACCTATGCGGTTAGCCGCCATCAGGAGCCTCTGGTTGGCCTCTGAGCCTGTTTTATGGAACTTTAGCTGGTAGGGGTAAGGGTCGTAAGAATCAATCCTAGAATAGCGTTCACGCTGTCGCTGCTCCCTTAAAAGCTCTAGCCTCCTAGTGTTTTGTGAGAGCGTCGATTTCCCTTTGGATTTCTTCATTCGACATCTTTTCTATATTGGTCTGTTCAATTCTTTCTACAGGTTTCAGACCGGCCCTGTCCAGTATGTCTTTAACTGCTCCCAGTCTAACAGATTCACTCTCCGCCTCTTCCGCCAGCTTCGATAGGATGTTAAGAGTAACTGGTACTTTGTCTGCAAGTACCTTTTGAGTCTGGTCATTAATCTCTTCCCTTAATAAGTTTTTAAGTTCGTATCCTTTCTGCTTGGCAGTCTTTTCAGAATAGCCAGCTTCCACCGCTGCCCTAGAAGCGTTACCAGTGAGAGAGTAATACTCAATGAATTTCTCTTGTCGTTCTGTCATTAGAATCCACCAGCCCATCTACCATCTGCTGTTTTCCTTAGTGTAGACCCATAAATTGTACTAGGATCAATACCCTTGTCTTTTGCCCATGCCCTCTGAGCATCACCAGAAGTTAAGGCAATTATTGTGGCAGATTTCACATCACCCCTAGCGGCAGCAACTGCATCAGATATATTCTTTTTAGAGGTAACAACTTTCTTTACAGATTTTGTAGCAGTAGATTTTTTAACAACCTTTTCTACAGCTTTCTTAGTATCTGCTTGCGCCTGTTTCTTTTTAGCAGACTTTTGCTCTCTTGCTTCTCTTGCAGCCTTGTCTTTTGCAGATTCTTTTTCAGGCTCTCTTGACTTATCTTTTGGCTTATCTTGTTGTGTTACAAGAGCTTCTTGTGTTGCCATATACTGTTCTTTATCTTCTGCTGGTGTAGTTTCTACAGCACCTACATCCGCTACTGTTTCAGGCAATATTTGATTTATAGCTGCTTCCCATGTATCCCTAGTTTCCCAAGGTTCTTGTACTTCTTGTGGCAAATCAGTTACACTCTCAGGGAAAGGAACACCAGGAGGTAATCCTTCTTGAGATATTGTGGTTTGTCCAAATGGTGTCGTGCGTATACCAAGGGCTTGGGCAAGACCTCTATCTACCCTTCCTGTTGCAAGAGCTTGAGCAATATTACT